TTACAGGGGATCGTGCAAAAGACTACGGTGATGCCTACGAAAATCACGGGCGCATCGCTGATGGTTGGAACATTATTATGAATGGAGCTTTAAAGAGCCACGGCTTTTTAACTCCGTCACACGTAACCCTAATGATGGACTGGGTAAAAACGAGTAGGCTCATCGAAACAATAGACCATGAGGATTCATGGATAGATAAGGCGGGATACACCGCTCTGGGTGCAGAGTTTATCGAAAGAGACGCTCGACCTGTAAATAAAATTATTGAGGAAATAAATAATGGCAAATCTACAAATGGCTATGTTCGCTCCAAAAAGTGAGTGGGTTCCACCCCTAGAACTACCCGACATCACAAGTGCCGCTAAAATTGCAATTGACGTCGAAACACGCGACTCAAACCTAAAAAAGAATGGGCCCGGATGGCCTACAGGTGATGGGGAGGTTGTAGGATATGCCGTGGCTATAGATGGTTGGTCTGGTTACATACCCATCCGGCATTACGGTGGCGGTAATTTAGATGAAAAGATCGTTAACCGTTGGCTCAAGAAAGTGTTTGAGTGTCCCGCCGATAAGATCATGCACAACGCACAATATGATCTGGGTTGGATTAAACGCATGGGCTTTACTGTTAATGGACGCATTATTGACACAATGCTTGTAGCGTCGCTCTTAGATGAGAACCGGTTCAGCTACAGTCTGAATGCGTTGGCCTACGAACACTTAGGCAAAACCAAATCAGAGAAAGCGTTGGTTGAAGCCGCACGAGAGTTTGGCGTCGATCCAAAAGCTGAGATGTGGAAGATGCCCGCAATGTATGTTGGCCCATACGCAGAAGTAGATGCTGTACTAACGTTAGAATTATGGAATTACTTTTCCACAATGTTAGGTAAAGAAGACCTATGGAACATAGCTAACATAGAACTCGATCTCCTACCGTGCCTTGTTGATATGACAATGCGTGGCGTTAGAATAGACGTGAACCGCGTCGAACGGACCAAAGACATGCTTTTAAAGCGTGAAAAAGAAGTGATGAAAGAAATTAAACGCATTACAGGGTCTAGTGTTGAAATCTGGGCGGCACAATCTTTGTCTAAAGCGTTCGATAAATTAGATATAACTTATCCAAAAACAGAAAAAGGCGCTCCATCGTTCACGAAACAGTTTTTAAACGAACATGCGCATCCAGTCTCTAAGTTAATTGTTGAAGCCCGTAACCTGAACAAAACGTCTGGTACGTTTATTAACACAATCATAAAACATTGTAGAGCTGATGGACGCATACATTCGCATATAAACCAGATTAGATCAGATGATGGGGGAACAGTCAGCGGTAGAATTTCAATGTCCAACCCTAACCTGCAACAAATTCCGGCTCGCGATCCAGAGCTAGGGCCTATGATCCGCAGTCTGTTCTTGCCAGAAGAAGGAGACCAGTGGGCGGCCATCGATTACTCGCAACAAGAACCACGCATCTTGGTTCACTACGCACATGTCTATGGCAAAACGCGCGGTATTCCGCTCGAAGGTGCGGCCGAGTTTGTCGAAGCATACAACACGGACCCCGCAACAGACTTCCATACAATGGTTGCGGAGATGACAAACATTCCCCGTAAGCAAGCAAAGACAATTAATCTCGCGCTAATGTATGGTATGGGTGTAAATAAAATGGCTGAAAGCTTAGATATTACAGTAGAAGAAGCCAAAAAACTCGTCAAGCAATACCACAACCGCGTACCTTTTGTTAAAGGTTTGATGACCGGCGTAATGAACAGACTGAACGAAAATTCTTCGGCAGGGGCTCTGCGCTCACTGGGCGGCCGTAAGTGCCGCTTTGACATGTGGGAACCCGATACGTTCGCAATGAACAAAGCCCTGCCTTACAGGGAAGCGGTGTCCACCTACGGGGCCACTACGCGTCTAAAGAGGGCTTACACATATAAAGCCCTGAACCGGTTGATCCAAGCGTCTGCCGCAGACATGACAAAAAAAGCAATGGTGGCTCTTTACCAAAAAGGAAAGCTCCCACTTGTGCAAATTCATGACGAAATTGCTATGTCCGTAAAAAATCTTGACGAAGCTAATGAAATAGCTAGGATAATGGAGAATGTTCTTCCGTTAGAGGTCCCCAGTAAATGTGATATTGAAATGGGACCGTCTTGGGGTGAGTCCATGTAGTTTTTTTCTGCTCGACAAAGCTACGCTTGTCCTACTTTACCCCAACCCTTAAAAAAGGTTGGGGTTTTTTTATTTTAACTCGGTATAAATAGCTTTTGCTAAAGCACCACCTACAACATTATTAAAAGCTGCAAACATGGGCCCGCTGTTTATTTCTAAAAAAACATCTCCCATAAAATCCGCCGCGCAAAAAGTTAAACCTAAACCACGCGCCACGGTTCTTACCTTATTTACCATGTCTGGAGAAAAATAATGCGACGACACTTTCGTATGGGGATCATCACGGTAATCCAACTCCGTAGTTTCTAACTTAAAACCAAAATGCTGTTCTCCTATTAAAAACAAACGTCTATTTGTCCCCTTCATACGATGTTGGATAATACCTGTGTACAACGATTCATTACCTGACTGACAATGCAGACCCCCCGTAAGTGGTTTAACAATGCAATCGCCGTCTATAGGCCCCTTACCAATAATTGTGCGCGGTATTTTAAGACCCGCGGCTAGGGCTCGACGAAGATTAGCGGCCTTGATAGGGGTTATGTGGTCATAGTTTCGATTATAACAGGCTATCTCTGGATTAGATTTAAGATAATTAACCATAAGATACCAATTATTATACCGTTGGTGTGTGTTTTCACTAAAAACGTTAGCTCTGCCAAAAAACCCGCTAATAGTAACAGGTTCTCCACCCTGCACAAGAATGTTTGTGTTCAAGTCCCACGTATAATCAGCCTCCTGATCCAGAAACAAATCAAAATATGGTCGTAATGATGCAATGTTCGGGTCCTGCATCTGGCCAAAGAGAACAAAACTCATAAATTTACCTCCTTTTTCTTGCATTCTTGCATATTATCTTATAATATCCTAGACAAAGCGAGGCTTGGAGAGAAAAAAATGGATACAACACGTTGGAAAAGTGTCCTCGTACCACGCGAGGTCTATGAAGAAATAAAAAAACTGTCTAAAGCAGAGGGCCGAACCATTGGAGGGCAACTTCGATTGGTATTTGACTGGTACAAGGACGCACAAACCGCGGATCACGAAGCTGTGGTTGAAGATACTGTTAATGACAAATAACGTTGAAAATCCTATACATAGACGGCTGATAAAAAACAAATGCCCAAAATGTGAACAAACTTTACAAATAATTGAAAAAACAGATAAAAAACTTGTGAGAAAGTGCCATACATGCTTTCTGACAATAGAAGATGACCCTAATTACGCCGAATACCCGCAATAAGTATGCGATTTAGTATTGCTTATCCCATACAAACGTGGCACATTAACCGTGCAGCTTAAGTTGCACTCCGTAGTAAAAGGTCCTCAGTTGCTTGCCCGCGACTGGGGACAATTTTTTTGGAGACTAAACATGGCAGATTTTATTAATGGCCTAATGGCTAAAAAACCCAATGAAAAAGCCCCCGCTTTTGTTAAGTGTAATCTAAGTATAAAACGTGTAGAATTAATTGCATGGTTGTCCGAAAAAAGTGATGATTGGATCAACGTACAAGTTAAGGAAAGCGGACGCACGGGTAATTGGTACGCTGAAATCGATAATTGGAAGCCCAAGTAGGGCTCTTGACACGAACGCATAAAATCCCATATAGTAAGAACACATAACTATGGAGATTACTATGTCAAATAAAATAATGCTTGCAAAAATAGACGTTTGCAAAAAATATGAAATTAAGGCCCCAAAATTGGAATATCACATAAAAAAAGAATCTTTCCCTAAAGGAGAGATAATCAACGGTATGCGCTACTTTAGTGAAGCTGAAATAGAAAAATACGCTGAAGCTAATAAAACGTTTAAAAAACCTTCCCACAAAGAAATGGGTAAAGCTGAAGCCATCGACTACAACCTTACAAATAATAACGTTTGGGTAAACGTGGCCCCAGAACCGTGGTACATCCGACATAAACTCTTGGTTCGAGCCCTCTTAACAGCAATCGTGGCAGGAACCGCCGCCGCAATCGTGTCGAGTGTTGTAGGATGAAAGCAGTTATCAAATTGTGGGGCGAAGATCGCGAACCATTGGCTGAATTAATTGTACCGCAAGACAATTATTATGTTGAGCGGGTTTGGAAAATGGCTGACGAAATGGCATTGAATTTGTCGCATTCGGATAACTGGGGCTTGGAGATGACAATTACGGCTGATTATGCAAACCCCGCGCCTAAAAAGTTAAGAGGGCCCGACATACATGGATTGAAGCAAGCTATTAAAGCCTTGGAAGACTTACTAGAAGAACCTGATGTATTACTAGGTAATGCTGTTGAGTCAGGTGGCAAACTATACTCAGACACAGCCGCTGGCTTAATGAATGCACTAGAAATACTAAAAGGAGATTTAAAATGAAAGTTCAAGTATATCTAGCAAAAGCCGTAGAAGACCCCGAAAAACTTAAACTTGAAATAATGCTTAATGAAGTCTTCAAAAAGGTCTTCGGGGCAAATTGGTGAACGAAGGGTCAACCGATTACATAGCAAAGTTAATGCTTGAAGATTCAGTGAAGGCGTTTAAATCACGAGATCATTTAGTTAAAAAACTGATTAAATTAATTTATACAAAGGCTACCATCGAAGAGCTGCGTCATTTCTCCAAGATGTTTGACCGTCTAGCAGATGAACAGGAAAGAAATAACTCTTGACTTTATCGCATACCTGTGATAGTATGTATTTATAGGTGGGAATAACCCATCTTATGAAGCGGGCAAGCTTCATGTTCTTTGACAATGGACCACGGTCCTACATACTACGGAGGTTTACCATGACTGATTATAATCAGTTGAGTAACGAAGAACTATTACAGTTCTATCGAAACGCTTTAGAAACTTATTCTGGAGCTATTGGGCATCAGAAAAGTCTTCGCAACGAGAATGCCGCAAAAGTATATGCGGAAATTCTTAAAGAGAGAGGACAAACTGTTCCTAACTCTTGTGAAGGAAAAGGCGTTTATAATGGTGTTGGCTCAAGCTAAACCATAGCCCGCGGTTCACGGATCGCGGGCTTTTCTTTGCGGTGCGGTTACAAATAAACGCGTTATATGTATATAGGAGCTGAAAAAAAAAATAAAAGTTTTTTGTAAATATAGGCGTAACCGGTGTAACCGTGTAACTTTGGTTGTTTTCTCCTGTGTATATAAGGACTTAGAAGTAACACAAAGTAGTTTCTAAAAATGTAACGTAACCAGAGTTTGTGTAACCTTAGTGGACGAAAGTGCGTTAAGGGGGTCTGAAAACTTTTTTTATTTTTTTTTATTTCTGTAGCTATATATACAAGAAGGCTATTTTAGGGTTAAAGTATCTGTAAATAACTAGGATAAGACTATGCCATCAGGACCTAAGACTAAAAAGCCCGCTAGAATCAAAAAAGGCGGACGACCTAAATCAACAAAAGCGGCGGCACTTACCCGCAGACAAGAACTGTTTGTTAAAGAACTTGTTTCAAAAGATGGTCAGATAACCATGCGAGAAGCGGCCGTCAATGCAGGTTACCCTGCTGGATCAGCCCATACTCGAGCTTATGAAATGACTAATGCAAATATCTGTCCTCATGTGGTAGCAGCTATACAATCGTATCGCGCTGAACTTGATGAAAAGTTTGGTGTGAATTATAAGCGACATTTACGAGACCTTCAAACAATCCGTGATGCCGCATTAACCAATGGTGCCTATTCGGCAGCCGTTCAAGCAGAATATCGGCGGGGGCAAGCGCAAGGCGATATTTATGTGAGCAAATCAGAGGTTCGTCACGGTAGCATCGATTCGATGAATAAAGACGAAGTGCTGAACGCTTTAAAGGAGATTAAACAAAGTTATGCCCCGATCACTATCGACGTTACTCCCAAAGGAGAGAGCAATTCCCAGAACCGCGACAAAGCGAGAGGCCGACTTTTGGAGGCTGATGAAGAATGGGATGCAGAAGAGCCCGAGAACATGGAAAAATACCCGAATTGAAACATGGGCGATGCCCGGAATACCTGATGTTTTATGTTGTGATGAAAACGGTAAATTTCACTTTATTGAACTAAAAGCAACGTCCGGAAATGCCGTTGATTTACGACCGCATCAAGTTGCGTGGTTGAC